CGCTCGAACATATCAGCATCGTAATCGCACGACTCAAGCGTGGGTTTCGGGCCTAGCTGCGGTTCGTTTTTCCGCTCATAGGCTGCTAACCTTTGCTCATACTCGCGTATCTTACGATCTTTTTCCCGGTTGTCTTTGCGAACCTTGCGAACCCACTCAGGCGCACGGTTCTCGTCATCCTGTTGAGGCGGCGTCTCCTCACCGATTGTTACAATCAGCTCCTCTTCCGCGTCATCCGGGGCGGCATTGTCCTCACCCTCGGCTGGCTCGTCTTCGGTCTCGGGGATCTCTGGCGCTACGTCCAGCTCCTCAAGCTCCTGATCGTCAATCACTACCTTGTCCATTGGTTACCCTAATCTCAGCGTGGTGCGGGCGCCGGCTCCCGAATTGCTTGCAGAATGTTCAATGCGTCAGATTTGCCCTGACTGTCAATGTCTGCCAGGGTCTTGGCGGTTTTGGCCTCGGTCTCGGACACGCGCGCCACGTTAAGCAGCGCCTGCGTCTTGCTCTTCTCAGCCTCTGCCAGCAGAAGCTCGGCATTGGCATCCGGCTCCTGGTTCGCCAGTTCGGCTTCCATCGCCTGCATTTCCTCTTCGGTCGGCTCAACAGCGCCCATGCGGACAAGCCGCTTGCGGAAGAAGTTCCTCACATCCTTCAGGCCCTCGCCTTCCATGTTCATCATGGCCATCGAGGTCAGCACAGTTCCCATTTCGGGGTCATTCTGGGCAAACTGCAACATGCCGACAAGGCTGCGAACCGTAGCTGCGCGCTTGCTGTCGCTGCTTGGCCCTACCGTGACTGCGACGTCAAACTTGGCCCTGCTCAGGTCATTGGCGTAGACCGTGGCGCTGGTTTCCTCGTCAATGGTGGGCGTGTTCAACACCACGCCGCCAGTCTCGCCGCTCTCGGCAAGGGTTTTCATCTTGCGGCCCGGCTCTACGTAAACGTCTCTAGCCATCGACAGCCAGATTTCACCGCAACGCTTCACGGCCTTGGCCATATTGCTCATATAGATGAAATTGTTCTGGTCCGACCGCGTCTGGATCAGCTCGATAGCCTTGCCCGAGACGTTCGGGTTGATCTCTTCCGCCGCGTCCTGCATGCCCATCAGCTCGGCCATGTCCTGATCGGTGATCTGGAGGAGCGCCGCGAGAGGCTGGGGAATATCAGGCGGCTCGGAATAGCCGACCGGACCCATCGGCTGCTCATTGCCCTGCCCGTCTGTTACCGGGTTGAGCAGCAGGTAACGATAGTTCTCAACGTTGTCATTGCCCCACGCGATTTCATGGCCCGCAATCTGCTCCGGCGTCATGATTGGCTTGCGTGCTGCGGAATAGGCGCTGATCTCGGCTAACTTGCTAAGCTGCATGTTCTTCAGCCGCTGCGTGTCTTTTGCTAATCTGACCGCGCCCATAAACCGTTCGCGGTTATCCACAAACCACCGCTTGCCATAGACCGGCACAATCGGAATGTGTGAACCGGCAATGTACCCGCTGTCTTCCAGCACACCGCCGCCGGACAGAATCCACTTGTGAACCTTGCGCCGCTTGATTGTCTTTTCGCGCGCCAGCGTCAGGCCGGTCGCCGCGATCATCAGCGCGGTGTCTTCGTCCTCCAGGTCTTCGCGGGTGTATTCCTCTTCGTTGCCAAGCACATCAGAATAAACGAAAACCTTGTCCTTGCGCTTCTCGACAACGTAGTATTCGGCCACATAAACCACGTCCTGTGTCGACCAGTCGAACTCGGTCATGTAGACAGACTTGGGCCAGGATGCCGGGTCGTCATTCCACTCGGCCTTGTAGGCCTCAGGCGTCATCGCGGTGAGCACAAAGGCATACATCGCATCAGACTTGTCCTGGCGCTTGGCGTTCAAATCGAAGAACACCGTCGAGTCCGCATCATGGATCGGCTCAAAGCGTATGCGCTGATATTCCTCGGCATCTTCCTCTTCAGCAAACTCGTCTTCCAGCTCGGTGCGCAGACGCCACGCGCCAAATCCCCCGCCGACAGCCTCTTCAAATGCATTGTCCATTGCCTCTTCAGCATGGCTGTCGATCTCGTCAGCCCGGTACAGACCGTTGCAGGTCTCAGCCAGTTCGTCCGCTTCGGTGCCGTCCTTCGGGATGTACTCAACGCTAATGCGGTTGTTGCGGTATTCGTTGATGATCCGCATCACGCCGCGATGGACCTTGTTCACCTCGATTTTTGGCCGGTTGCCCCAGTCGCGATAGAGCGAGCCTTCCCATTGCGCGCCGGCAATAGAGTAAAACCGCCGGTCTTCCAGCGATGCCATACGTTCGTCGCGCAGATTGCCTTCAATCAGGCTGAACCGGCGAAGCGCCTCTTTATGCACACCAGCCCAGACCTCGGCTTTTGTCGTGGCCATCAGCGCCTCGCCATGGGCATGACGGTGACCGGCGGGAGTGCCGAGGTCTTGCGCTCTTCACGAACCATCGATGGAAACAACGTTGTCAGCCCCCACACCAGCGCATCGACCCTGTCGGGCGATCCGTCGCCTTCGTATCCGAATGTCGTCATCTGCGTCATTTGTGTCTCCAGGTCAACAAACGACCCCACATGATGGACCCGGCCCTGCTCATAGAGCGCCGCGATCGGCTCGGCGCGGACGTGCTTTCCGCGTGTCGCACGCACCTCGACGATTTTAACGTTGCTGCGCACGGAGCGGATTGTCTGCGCTACCATGTCCCCGCCCTGGTTGACCTCAACTGCAATGCCATCAGCCTGCCAGCGGTCATGCACTGAGAGCGCACGCTTTGCCCAGTCCAACGGTGAGCCCTTCAATGAGGCGTCTTCGAGGACGTAGCCTTCCTTGCCATCAGTCGAGAGACCCACAACGATGATGCCATGTTCGTCGCTCTGCTCAGTGTTGCTGACGGCCGGGTCAACGGCGACATAGATGCGCTTCATGGTCGGCGGATGATCGCGCACGCGGGCCGTGTCGATGCTTGCCAGCGTCCACAGCGCGTTGGGAATATCGCCAAGGATTTCGCCCTCAAGTTCCTGACGGCCCAGCCTTGTGCCGCCATAGCGGGCCTCGATCTTCGACAGGAACGTCCCGGCAAGGTTTACCCGGTTGTCCATTGTGCGGCCCCGGGTAATGACCGACCTGCCCTCATGGCCCGCAACGATGGCTTTCACCAGCTCAATCGGGCGCGGTGTTGTTGTCACCAGCACCTGCGGATGATCACCGAGACGCAGGCCAAACTGTAGCTGATCCCATGTCTCACGGGCATAGCGCCACTTTGCAAGCTCATCACACCAGGATGTATGAAACTGCGGTCCCCTCAACTGATCCGGCTCAGTCGCATTGAACAGCGTGGCCGTCGATCCGTTCGGCCATGTCAGACGGCGCTTCGAGGGCTCATAGATCGGGCGTTCATGTTCGGGATGGCAGCGCAGGATACCGCTCTGGCCTTCGACCATCACGTCACGGGCATCGGCTGCGGTTTCCCCTACCAGTGCTATTCGGATCGGGCTGGCTAATGCTTTCTCACGTATCCACTCGGCGCCGGTTCGGGTCTTGCCCCATCCCCTGCCGGAGAGGATCATCCAGATGTCCCAGTCTCCATCAGGGGCAATCTGCTCAGGGCGTGCATGGAAGCCGCGCCAGTCGTGCAGCAGGGCTTCGCAGTCCTCGTCACTTAGCTGCGAGATAATCTGCTCTCTCTCAGTGGGTGAGAGCGCTGCCAGTTTCTCCGCTACGCTCTGCAATATGGTTCACCATATGTCTCAGCCTGTCGGCTGGCTTAATGTCATGCTGCATCACCAGCGGCTTTTCAGGATCGCCTTGCAGGGTGAGCGGCAGCACCTTTCCCACCAATGCCAGAAATGGCGCAGGATTGTCCCTTGCCTGTTGTTCCAGGTAGCCAACCAGCCCGCCTTTATCGCCCGCTCTTGTTGCCGCCTCAAGAATAGCGTCCTTGAGCAGCGCCGTTGTCCTGTTGAGCTGCCCTTTCTTGCGCCCCGGCGTCGGTGCCCCAGCTTCTCCTATTTTAGGCATCTACGCCCCAACCCGCTCCGCCTCAACCACACCATTCGCCATCACCGCAACAGCCTCCGGCACCTCATCCCCGCTCAGAGCATAAGTGCCCACACTTGCAGCGTGATGCGTATCCCATGCTGCGGCAGTCGGAACAGGCTCTGCAACCACAATGGGTCCATCTGGCGTATCCAGCTCCGGCGCAGCCTCAGACATGCCCCAGGCCGCCACAATCGCCCGATGCGCCTCAATCTTCGCCCGCATCCGGCCCCCGATGCGTTCATCAAGCGCACTCAGCCTGTCCCGGATCGCAGCCGCCTCAGTGAGGTCAGCGGCATGCTCCTGGCTCTCCAGCGCTGCAATCGCAGCGGCAAGGTCGGCGTTCGCTGTTTTCAGGTTGGTCACTTCTTGTCTCCAGTAAGGTACTGTTCCAAAACCCGGGCCACCTTCAACACATCCTCAACCCGCTTATACTCCAGCGGAAGCGACACAGCAAGGCTGAGCGCGTGATAGCGCTGGCTATACGGGTCCATCGTGATCGGGCGCACATTGCTCATGCCCCCTCGTCCTGTGATTTGCGGGCCTCGTCAACCATTCTCGTCGTCCCCGCCTCCACAGCAGATCGATCATACGCAATCACCCGCTGCGCCTCAGATGCCTCTGTACGCCTCCAGAATGCCCACCAGCGCCGTTTTTGCTTCTTCCGCACCTCACCCCCCATCAAAGCACCGAACGCCTTGTAGCCTCATCCTGAGCGATTACACGCCGTGTCGCGTACCTGCGCTCATGTTTGCAAAGGCGGCACACATGCCACTCGTCGAGCCGCTTGTTGCCACGATGGTCCAATTCGATCCGCATCTCAATCCTGTTGACGTGCTGGCCCCGGCGGCAGGTTTCGAGCATCATTGCGCG